TCAGACGCCAAGGCACTCCCTGGCCCATCGTTCCACTGCGGCATTCTCCGCATCGTCGCCCAGTAGGAGCAGAAACCCAGCGTTCTTACCAAGCGAAGCAGGTTCGATGGTCTTAATGATGCCGCGATCACGCAGGAACACCCAGGCATCGCTGATGCTCTTCTGGATACTGTTCTCACGGGTCTTCATCTTCGCTTCCGCATTACCGCCCATCGCCTGTTCGGGAGTGAGCATCACCATTCCAAGCGAGTCTGAGATAGCACGCCATCCAAGCGTGTAATAGCGGCATGGCACTTTCTTATCCATGAGTTTCTTTGGAGGACAATTGTTCTCGCTATCCCAATCGTATGTTTGCGAAGCCATGAACATGAGGACGAGTTCGGCGTTCTTGTTGAGGGTCATGTTATCGCCACGTCGAATCGCCATGCGTCCGGCACGGTTTACGTCGTATACGGCTTGCATGTTCTTGTAGCCCATATTTTCCACGTGTCTTTCCCTCCATGCCTAGCGCTATGCTGATGCACGGAGAATCTATGCAAACTGGTTTTCCGATTGCCCTTGTCGCTGTTCGAGAGCGGCAAGGGCTTTTTGCTACTTTCGCCTATAACTCTAACTCTGCACATGGATATAATTACAACTACTGTCGGGTAGTAGATACTGATAGTTTGTCGGTGTAGCTCCAGTTACATGTATATAAGTATGTACATGGTTATACATTCTTCTTACATTGTGCGTTTGTCATGATTTTGCCAATTAAAAAGCACAAACGGTCAGAAAGAGGGTATGAAAAACCCGCCTGCAACAAAACAGACGGGCACGAGAAAAACATGGTTCACATAGGACTGCTGGCGAGAGTGATAATCATAGCCAGGAAGCATACGCCGACAGCGACTCCAATCACAATCCAACAATTTCGCACATGGATGGAATTACGCGACTCGATATAGTCCAGAGCCTTCGCCCTCACATTCCGCTCGATGGCATCTGGTGCGGAATCGGTCTTGGCCGCGATCTCATACAATTCGTGCAACGTCGGCTTGCCGCCGTCCGCATCGTCGATGCGTTCCAACTCGTATTGGGTACGCCAGTCAATCAACCCGGACATGCGAATGCCGTTCCGCACGGCCATCTGGATCAGCAGAACGAACGCGGCCATACCGATGGCGATACCGGCGATAACGAATATAGGAACCATGATGTCCTCCTTGCTCTCCTGCAATATGTCTCAACAAGGATTATCCACCCAAACAGGCCGTAAACACGCATTAAGCGTTTCTCATACGGGGTATCCCCGTAAATACCCTCGCTTTTGAGACAGCACGTATCAAAACCGCGTGTCGGATTGAAACATGCGTTCGAGTGGATATATCATGCAAGTGAAAGACGAACACATGTTCGATTAAGGATATAAAAAGGAGGGCCACGCCCCGTCCTGCCAGATGAATGCGTGACCCTCGAAGAACACCTACAAGGAGGTGTTATGGTCTAGTCTACTCCTTCTTATCCTTTATGCCACGAACTGCATCAAGTAGTCCGAATGCGTTTCCGTATCCCAGAGCCTTGGCTAGATTGTCCAAATCATCCGTAGTCCAAGAGGCTAGACCTTTGATTCGTAGAGAAGCATAGGACTGGCTCTTGTCGATGATTCGTCCGGTTCTGGCCTGCGACCATCCGGCCTTGTTGATCATCGAAGCGACCGTCTCGGCTATTAGCTTTGTTGCGGCACTGGTTTCCTTGAGTTCGGTATTGCGCACCACTTTTGTTTCACCTCCTAACTCTATTGAGTTTATTTGTTGACATATGTAATGGTATGAACTAGAGCGGTACGACACGCCGACAAATCTGTAAATAGCTCTATTGAGTTGACAAACAATAAAAAACGATTATTCTTAGTCTCAGAAGTTAGCTCAATAGAGTTAAACAACGAGGCTGAATAGGAAAGGAGCAACGAGCATGACGTTTCAGGAATCAATCTCGAAGGCGATTGAATCCCAGCGCAACCGGCTGGGAATCACAGCGACGGAGCTTTCCAAGCGGCTCGGAATTTCACGCCAGTACTATTACATGCTTAAAAGCAACGATGCCCTGTGGAAGATCGAGCAGCTAGGCAAAGTCGCATCCGCACTGGAACTCAAATCAGTATGGGAGCTTATCGACTTAGCTAAGTTCGAGGATTCACTGAACACCACCATGAACGGCGAGTCCAATGAAGCGGAGCATGAGCAATGAGTGCCGAGGTACAACAGTTTACTTTCAACGGTTCAGCATTCCGCGCATTGAATGACGAATCTGGAGAGTCTTGGTTCTCAGGTCAGGATGTGTGCAACATCCTTGGGACAGGCACTAACCACCTGCGCGAATACCTCGATGAAGACGAAATCACCAATATCCGCAATACGGACATTGCTCAAAACGGAGGTAAAGCGCCGGTCTTCATCAGTGAGCCGGGCTTGTACAAGCTGATTATGCGTAGCCGCAAGCCAGAAGCCAAGGAATTTCAGCGTTGGGTCACTCACGAGGTGTTGCCGTCCATCCGCAAGCATGGCGCTTACATGACTCAGCAGACTTTGGATAAGGCGCTCACCAGCCCCGACTTCCTAATCCAACTCGCAACCAAGTTGAAAGAGGAACAGGAGAAGGTCAAGGAGCTTGAGCCGAAGGCCAAGGCGTTGGATGACTTCACCAACGTTCCCGATGCTCTGCTTGTCCGTGACGCGGCGAAACTCCTAAGCAACGATTCCAACATTCAGATCGGTGAGCATGAGCTGCGCCAATGGCTCGTGGATAACGGTTGGATTTACCGGCAGTCCAACCAGTCATGGTGCGCGGCGTCAAGTCGCGTGAGGCAAGGCCATATGGTCATGGTGTCCTCCCGTTCCCACGGAATCCACAAGGATGGCACGCCATTCGCCTATCCGCCAACCCCGAAGCTGACACGCAAGGGATTGGCGCTTATCCACCAGCGGTTGTCCGAACAAAGTTTCGAGCGAGTGCTTGACGCGGAGGTGGCGGCATGACGTTGTTGAATCCTCCGGCGCCGCCGCATGAGTTCGTTCTTGACGAGGGTGGGCACTGCGTCTTCCGTATCAACGATCGGAAAGGCGGGTCAATCGTCGAAAAAGATGGACTCAAGACGAGCACGTTGTATGAGGTTCCCGAATCGAAACTAGGCGCGTTCATCCAATGGGCCGCTGACGTTCACGGCCAATCAAGATAGGAGCAGGTTTTGACAGACAGGAAGGTTGTTGTCGAAGAGGAGATTTTCGACAGGCAGGAAGCTGCCAGGTATCTCAAGCTTGGAGCGGACAAGTTCGACAAACTGTACAGGGTGTGCGCCGACTATCAGGGCGGCAAGACCGTCACGTACAAGAAGTCGAAGCTTCTCGACCGTTACGACCAGGTGTGCGAGAGTTCACGGGAGGTTTCGGAATGACCGGCGCTCAGCCTGATGTCGCGTGGAGCGTCCAGACGGGCATCGACTTGGATGCCATGCTCGCCGCCAACGCGGGTTGGATTGAACGGGTCAGACATAAGACCAAACGTGACTATCAGCGGGATAAGCCGGTATTGCAGCGAGTGTACGAGTCGCTTCGCACGAAATATGAGACCGGTTTCAGTACCAGTTCGTACAAGATCGCGGAAGACCTGCAATTGGCTCAGAGCGTTGTCTACAGAAGTTTGCGCAAGCTTGTTTCCTGTGGGCTTGCGGAAACGTTTCTGACGCATGGGAGGAATTGTTTCAGGCCGACAGGCTTGGAACCGACGAAAGGATTTGATTGGAATGAATGACAGTGTTTTGGTGAAGCTTGACCAGCTTTTCGATAAGTTGAAGACCGCAAGCGACGGAGACGATTGGAATACCGTGCGCGGTCTGGTCGCACAGGTCGCATCACTCGTCAAAGTGTATGAAAAGCCACTGCCCGAAGAGCCGAAGGAGCGGGGCTTCTATGTCACCGCGAATGATGGTCTGCTCCTGCATAAGGACATCGATGATGACTGGTCGGCGCGCACATGGGATGACTCGGCTAATCCCATCTGGAATGGCAATAGACCGTATGTGAAGTGGCCGACTGTCTGCGAAACGCTCCCGCCTGAAGCTTTCCCGTTAAAGCGAGTGAACACGGGAGACGGTAACGATGACTGACCATGATTACTGGCTTGAAGACATGCAAGCAATGAAGAAGCGGCAGAAGCCGAACTACCCGCGCCGCCGCATCAAATTCGCCCTCGCGGTGGTCGCCCTCATCGTCACATCCACACTCATGCTCACCTGGCATGGCGGCAGCACCACCGCCGCGCTCATGGTGGAAGGCGTGTACATCGCCACCGCATTGTGGCTGATCGTCAGATTCGCGCCACGCGACTAAAGACTTCCCGCTGGCTGACAGTCCAAACAAACAACCAAAAATCGGGTTGTTCCGCAGGATACCCACGTTCACTCATTCGTCGGCCAGTGGGGACCATAACTGAAAACAGATATTATCCACGCGCCTACGAACTCAATACCGCGCAGCAAATCACGTAGGCGCATTGGCCGCACATGGTTGTGGGATTCATGCCGGACTCCTTAAGTTTGACAACTCATGAATCACCTTATCCATCTCGCATTCAGGTTTTGACATTTCCTGTTGCCGTGATGTTGGCCGTGAACCCGTTCAGGTCGGGTTCCAACGGTTTTGCATCATTCATTGGCGTGAATCCTAACAGGTTCGACTCCTGTTGCGGCCACTGTCCCCACCGGTTAGTGCGATTGCCGGACTGGGGATTTGACGTGGATTGGATGACTCGGGGTCTCTGGTTCTTCTTCCCCTACGGGTCGCGGGTTCGACTCCCGCCCACGTCCGAAGCCGTCGAGAGACGGCCCATCATAATTGAAAACCCGGTTGACGGGGGAGCCTAAAAAATCATATTCCAAAGTCGATTTCTCTAGGCGCTTACATACACACTCTCTCCCGTCAACCACTGCTGGTGCAAGGAACGTGGCCGCTGCTATCTCAGCCGTTCGATTCATCGGCGGTCAGATGGTTCGACTCCATCCACCAGCACGCAATCACAGAAAGGAAAACTCTCATGGACACCATCAACGTGAATGGCGAAACCTACACGAAAGTACCGGACGAGATCAGCTTGTTCGGACGAACCTACCTGCTGGCGGACGACACCATCCCGGAACCATTGGACGTGTCGGACTGGCATCCAATCGAACCGGATTACCGTATCACGCTCAGGGAATACATGACCCAACAGCATCCAGAAGACGCCAAGCGTAACCTCACCGGACTGGGCCAAGTCGTGAAGAACGTGGTTCTGAATGCCGGTAAGGGAGACTTGTTGGAAGAGAACAGCAATGGTGCCATCATTTACACCCGCTCGTTGTTCCCGCTTGTCGAACAGGGCTACAGGAAGTGGCGTTACCGGAATAATGCCCACATTATGGAACGGAGTGTGGCGGAAGCATGACGGAAGTGAAATTTCCCAGCATGGTTGACATGCCGGACAAGGAGTATTTCGCACATCCGGCAATCGACCAGACTGGTTTGAAGAAGTTCATGGAGTCTCCAAGAGCGTACGCATGGCACAAGCTGAACCCTCTCGACAACAGTACGTTGGCGTTCGGCAAGGCCGCGCACAGTCTCATTCTCGGTAGTGGCCCGAAGGTCGAAAGGAAACTCGACGGGCGCACCAAAGCCGGTAAGGCACAAGCCGAACAAGCCAAATCGGACGATCTGGTAATCCTTTCCGGTTCCGACTATGAGAAGCTTCAAAACATGGTGGATTACGCGCCGGACATGAACAGTCTCGTGGAAGGCAAACCGGAAATCGCCTTGTTCGCCATCGACCCGGCCACTGGGCTGGAACTGAAAGGCAAAGCCGACTGGCTACCCGACCATCCCGGCATGGACGGCGTCATGTGGCTGTACGACTACAAGACCACCGGCCATGACGTGCAGGACTTCACTGGTTCGGCATACAAGTTCGGCTACCACATTCAAGCCGCCTTCTACATGATGCTGTACCGGCTCGTAACCGGATACCAGGGTGCGATGGGGTTCAGGTTCGTCGTGCAGGAGAAGCAGGAACCATACGACTGGATGATCTGGGAACTATCCGAAAACGACCCTGAAATCTCACTTGTCGCCGTGAAGCAGATCCGTGAAGCGTTGGACGGGCTCAGCTTCTACTGGAAGAACCATATTCCGTTGGAAGACATGCTCAACCAAGGATTGCCGAAAACCCCTCTGCCTATCAGATTCACTGACTGGCAGATGAACCATCTGATTGGAGATGATGACCAATGGGAAATGTGATTCCAAAGAATCGTAAAGCCTACGGATACGATTACGCAGACCTTGGCTCGGTGGTCAACTATGTGACCGAAGTGTTGGGATTCCGCGTCGAACAGGACATTCACTACAACAATCTTCCCCAATATCCGAACGGGTACGGGTTCGTCGTTACCCACTATTGGCAGGATTTCAGCAAGTCTTGGAGCGAATACGCGGCACCCGTTCCGATCATTGTTGGCGATTCCGCTGGCAAACGTGAACAGCCGTTCATGCAACGGTACGGGAGTGCGGAAACGTATGCTCGACGCTACAGTCTGCTCACCTTGTTCTGTCTGGCGACCAGTGATGATGACGGACAGTTGGCGGGCTATCAGCGTGGAAATCCGATGAACGAGGAACTACGCAAACAGGTGGCCGCGCTCCTAGCTCAAGGGAACATTCCGGCAGGACGCGAGTCCGAAGCCATCGGCAATCGTATCAAAATGCCTGTGAATTACGCAAGATTGACCGACTGGCAAGCCCAATTGTTCATCAACAGTTTCAAAAAGAATGAAGAAGTCAAGGAGGCCGCATAATGGCTGGAGAAACCGTTATCACGATCATTGGCAATCTGACTAGGGAGCCTGAACTGCGCTCCACCAGCAATGGTGAGAACGTGGCTAATTTCACTATCGCATCATCTGACCGTAGGTTTAACCGGCAGACGAACCAGTGGGAGGATGGTGACACGCTGTTCATGAACTGTTCCGTATGGGGTGGCATGGCGCAGCATGTCGCTCAATCCTTGCACAAAGGTATGGGCGTGATCGCTCAAGGTCGTTTGAAGCAGCGTTCCTATCAGGCCAATGATGGGACTCAACGTACTGTGGTCGAGCTTCGCGTGGACGAGATCGGCCCGAGTCTTCGTAATGCGACTGCCCAAGTGCAGAGGATTCAACGTGGCGGCGCTCAGGCGGCCCCGCAGGGCGGTTTCAATCCGAGTCCGAATAATGTTCCGTCTAACGGTTTCCAACAGCCGCAACAGCCAACCCAGCAACCACAGCAGGGTGCCGACTCGTGGGGAGCGAACAACAATCAGCCTTCCACGTTCGGCAACTTCGGAAACGACACTGATTTCTAATCCAGACTAAAAGGAACCAACATGGCAAACATCATCCCATACAGGGAGTTTCTGAAAAGAAAGGAGCTGCGCGAGCAGGAGACTGGCATCACCGTTAGCCCGCAGCAGCTCCACCCATCCCTGTTCGACTGGCAGAAGCGTATCGTCGCATGGGCTTGCAAAGTAGGACGTGCAGCCATATGGGCGGATACGGGTCTTGGTAAGACCAGAATGCAACTCGAATGGTTACGGCAAGTCTGCGCCGGACATGGGACGGGGCTTATTCTAGCGCCGTTGGCCGTATGCCAGCAAACCATCCGCGAAGGCGCCGCAATCGGCATGGAAGTGCGTTATGTGCATGACCAGTCGGAAGTGTCGGACGGGTTCAGCATCACGAACTATGAGCGTGTGCCGAAACTCGACGTGTCCAAATTCAATGCGGTCGTGTTGGACGAGGCTTCGATTCTGAAACAGTCGGACGGCAAGACCCGCAAAATGCTGATCGACACGTTCAGGGATACGAAATACCGTCTCGCCTGTACCGCCACACCGGCACCGAACGACCCGGAGGAACTATGCAATCAGGCCGAGTTCCTTGGATACGCCACCCGTGTGAAGATGCTTGCCACGTATTTCGTGCATGACGGGAATATTTGGCGTTTGAAAGGTCACGCGGTTAAGCCGATGATGCGGTGGATGTCGCAATGGGCCATCGCATTGCGCAAGCCGTCCGATATTGGCGGTGATGATGCGGGATATGAGTTGCCCGGATTGAATCAGACCGTTGATGTTGTCGCCTATCACGGCAGCATCCCGGAAGGCCAATTGTTCGCAGCTGACCTTGGTGGCGTCGGCGGGCGTGCGAGAGTCCGTAAGGAAACGCTTGTTGACCGTGTGAGCCGGTGTGTCGATCTGGTCAACAACGAACCTGAAGAACAGTGGATTATCTGGGCTGGATTGAACGACGAGGCGGACATGCTGAACAGGCTTATCCCCGGCAGTGTGAATGTGAAAGGCTCCATGTCGCCGGAAGACAAGGCCAAGGCGTTCCTTGACTTCGCTGATGGGAACATTCCGGTGCTGATCACGAAGGGTTCCATGGCATCGTTCGGTTTGAACTGGCAGAACTGCGCTCGAATGGCGTTCTGCGGTTTGAACGACTCGTGGGAATCCTACTACCAGTCGATACGCCGCTGCTATCGGTTCGGACAGAAGCGCGTGGTTGACGTGCATGTGGTGGTTTCCGATTTGGAACGCGAGATTGCGGAGAACATCACCCGCAAGGAACAGCAGGCCACTCATTTGAGTGACGAGCTGGTGAAGACGATGAATGAATCAAACTCTTTCGGAAAGGCCGCATGATGGTTGAGGAAATGTATATGACCGATGAAGCCAAAGGTAAGGATTGGACGCTATGGCTTGGCGACTCGTGCGAACGCATGGCGGAAATGGCTGACAACAGTGTTGATCTGAGTGTGAGCAGCCCGCCGTTCGCAAGCCTGTACGTGTACTCCGATTCAACCCGCGACTTGGGCAACAATAGTTCCCGTGAAGAGTTCATCGAGAATTACGGGTACATCATCCGCGAACTGTTGAGGGTCACGAAACCTGGCCGTATCGCTTGCGTGCATGTGCAGCAGGTGGTGACCACGAAGACCGCTGACGGCGTGGTTGGATTGACCGACTTCCGTGGTGATGTAATCCGCGCTTACGTGGAGAACGGTTGGATTTTCCACGGCGAAGTCACCGTGAACAAGAATCCACAGGCTCAGGCGATTCGCACGAAAGCCCAAGCCCTCATGTTCGTCACGAAGAACAAGGATTCCAGTATGAGCCGTCCCGCGTTGGCTGACTATCTGCTGATGTTCCGCAAGCCCGGTGACAATCAGGTGCCGATCAAGAATGATGTGAGCAACGAGGAATGGATTGATTGGGCGCAGCCGGTCTGGTGGAACATTCGAGAGACCAACACGTTGAATGAGCGTCTTGGCCGTGAGGATACCGATGAACGCCACATCTGCCCGCTGCAATTGGATTTCATCGAACGGTGCATCCGCTTGTGGAGCAATAAGGGCGAGCTTGTGTTCGACCCGTTTGGTGGCATCGGCTCGACCGTGTACGAGGCAATCAAACTTGGCCGCAAGGGCATGAGCATTGAATTGAAGCCTTCCTATTGGGATGCGTCGGTGAATCTGATGCGCGATCTTGAAGAGAAGCTTGGAGAGGCGACACTGTTCTGATGGTTCCGCTCTCTGGGATGACCGAACCCGCATGGTGTGACAAGCATGGGGTCGAATATTACGGCCCCACTTGTCCTGAATGCGAGTCGGAAGCCGAAGACTATTGGGAGGATATTGGAGACGCGAGCATATGGGACTTATGACCTATGATTTCGACATTCCAGGCGAACCCGTCGCGAAGGGCCGTCCACGATTCTACGGGTATCGGGCTGTGACCCCTCAGCATACGAGGGATGCTGAGGAACTGGTGAGGAACCAATTCCACATGTTCTACCCTCATGCCGAACCATTGGACGGGGACGTGCTGATGATTCTCATGTTTTATAAGGGGCGTCATGGGAAACCGGATTTGGACAATCTGGAAAAGCTCGTCAAGGACGCGTTGAACGGTTTGGCCTACGTGGATGACCAGCAGGTGAAACTCACGTTGTGCGCCATGCTGGAACCCGACCGTATGGCATGGGGACAACGGGCGAAACGGCTTGTCAAACGTCGGCAGGGAATGCCGTTGACATACGGCGGCAATCCTTATGAGCCGCATACGGAAATCCATATAGAACCCTTGCATGACATTCACGGCGGGTTGGAAAGTCTCGTCAGAAACACGAAGGAGATGATAAGCGATGTCGGAAACCAGCCTGAATACCGGTGAGATGCTGTTCCAACTGCGCGTCTGGGATTACTTGGCTTGGGCGTTGGACGATAAGCGTCTCGACCATGTTGAGAACTTGTACTACAAGGGGCGGCCGATCAGTGTTTCGACGTTCGCCAATCCGAACGTGCCGATGGTGAAATGCTTCGATAAGGCTGAACTGTTGGCTGGTGACATTGATTCTGAATATCCGTTCGTCATACAAGCCGATGGCATGTTCGATGCTGACGTGATGGACGAGCGTGAGTGGATCGCGTCTCAACCCGCTTACACGAGTCTGAGCGTGTGGGACAAGTTCGAGACTCTGCTACCGGCCAAACCGTCTATGGAATGCGTTGACTCGGGCACTCGAATGTTCATCCGATCCACGTTGGGTGAATTGGCGGGCATGTTGAACAGTGGGTTGCCGCTCGGAGGTGGACGATGATTCTTCCAGCAGTCAACGTCAACGGCATCCATTTGAGCAGCCAACAGCATGAGGCGCTTGTCAGCATATGGCGTACCGGTCGAATGCCGGAACCCCACGCAGGTCAGAAACCGTGGCTGTGGATTCAAGCGCTCAGACGGCGCGGCTTGGTATCCGACAATGCGCTCAGACTGACCGACAAGGGACGCCATATCGTCCAACTCCTCCAGGACAGGAAAGCAGTCCCATACCAAAGCACTGCCGACAATCCACACTACGGAGCCTACTGGGACGCCTACTACAGCAACCAGTCAACCTACCGATATCAGCCCGGTTTGGAAATCATTTGCAAAAGGAACTGTGATGAAACTTGACCCGGAACCGGACTTGGTTGAAATCGCTGAAGCCCTGGACGCGATGGCGAAACCACACGTGGGAAGCGGATGGGCGAACCTCAACTTCGACGGCCTGCCCTGCACCACACCAAGGCAGGAAGCAATCTGGAAAATCTACGGGAATGGAGAATTGGGCTGATGTGGTTCAAGGTCGATGATGGGTTCTGCATGAATCCGAAGACGGCGATGCTGTCCAATGACGCCACCGCATTATGGCTTCGTTCAGGCACGTGGGCCGCGCAACAGCTGACAAAAGGACGTGTCCCAGCGAACATGATTCCCATGTTCCGCTGCTCCGATGATTCGGTTCAGGAACTCTGCGATGCGGGCTTGTGGGAGTATGACGCCGACAAGGACGAATACGTGTTCCATGATTGGGCTGACTATCAGCCGGACGGTGACGAAGTGGATGCCAAGCGCAGGAAGCGGAGTGAAGCGGGCAAGAAGGGTGCGATCCGTCGTTGGAAGAAGCCCGAGAATGGCAAAAATGGCAAACCGATGGCAAATGCTATGGCAAACGCATGGCAAGACGATGGCAAACCGATGGCAAACGCATGCCCCGTACCCGTACCCGTACCCGATAAGAAAGAAGAAGAATATTATTCTTCTTCCAAAGAAATGACACTTGCCATGTTCCAAGACTCCACGGAGTTGACGGCGGCGGACAGCATGATGCGAACCGCTTACCCGAACTTGGATTTACAGGATGCTTGGAACGCTTTCTCCGTCAGACACTATGACGGCATCCGCACCGTGGGGGATTGGATACGCCTATGGCGTGGCTGGTGTGAGAACAGGGCGCAAATGGGTGGTATCCCACCGTCGAAGCCACACGTCCACACTTGGGCTTGCGAACACACGTTGAAAGCCTTGCACCTCCAATCGCAGGATGACGTGACCGACATGGCGTCAGCCGTCAAAAAAGCCAATGAGCTAAACCAGAAGGAAGAACCCTAGTGAAATACATCAGCCTGTTCAGCGGCATTGAAGCAGCAACTGTCGCATGGCAAACACTCGGATGGGAGCCAGTCGCATACGCCGAAATCGAACCATTCCCCAAAGCAGTACTCAAACACCACTATCCGAACGTTCCAGACTTAGGGGACATGACGAAAGTTAATTGGAAGGAATACCACCATGCAGCAGATGTCGTTGTGGGAGGAAGCCCCTGCCAGGCATTCAGCATCGCCGGACTCAGGAAGGCTCTGGACGATCCTCGCGGCCAGCTCATGCTCGAGTATCTCCGAGCTTGCGCAGAAATTGATCCGGAATGGATCGTATGGGAGAACGTGCCCGGGGTTCTGTCGGCTGAACACGGACGGGCCTTCCAGTCGCTCCTTGAAGCCGTGGCCGAACTCTGGCCTGATGGGGGGGTGCATGGCGAGTGCTGGACGCTCAGTTCTTCGGTGTGGCCCAGCGGCGCGAGCGTGTGTTCCTTGTCGTCAACACTCGAGACTGGCGGCGTGCCGCGCCGGTACTTTTTGAGCGCGAGAGCCTGTGCTGGGATCATACGTCGAGCCGAGAGAAGAGGCAAAGCCTTACCCAGGGAACTGCGGGAGGCGTTGGAGACGCAGATTCGGACGCTGGGGGATTGATGTTGGACTTCCATCAGCAGGATGGACGGTTCAAGGTCAGCGATCATCCCGACGTGTCGAATACGCTCACCTCGCACATGGGTACCGGTGGCAACAATGTTCCCCTGATTAAGGCGTTCAAATGGAGCCAGGGCGAGAAGAGCCGGAGTCTGGCGATCGGCGAAGTCAGTCCCACTTTGACTACTGACCATAATCCAGCCGTCTACCAAATTGAGAGAGAGAGAGTGATGTGTCGCGCGGACACTCAGGCGAATGCCGCACAAGGATTCGATCTTTCTCCGACATTGATGGCTCACGCCGGAAAGGATGCCCCATTCATCTATCCGACAACTAATAGGAGAGACTAGTGGTTTTCACTTTCAAGATTCGCGGTGGCGGAGCGGGGGGGTAAGGGATTCCTCGGGCAGGACGAGCTTTCTGCCACGCTCAGCACGCACAATGACCAGTTTCTACATACGGAGGATTCGATGAATGGTTTGACGGTTCGCAGGTTGACGCCGTTGGAATGCGAAAGGCTTCAAGGTTTCCCGGACGGATGGACGGATATTCCGTGGAAGGGGAAGAAGCACGCGCCGGATAGTCCACGCTACAAGGCGCTCGGTAATTCGATGGCGGTTCCTGTCATGAGATGGATAGGTGAGGGCATCCAATTGGTTGAAGACAACAAGGGATTGTTCCAGGAGAACCCCAGTGAGCAGTGACAATCCATCCAAGGAGACGTGCCGCATGGTTGATGATCGTGATGGGAGACGTTGCGTGCGTTGTGGCCGAAGCTTGTATGCGGTTGGTGGTTCCCGGCATCATCGGAAACTCCGTAGCCAATGCACGAGGGTGGAGAAGCATCAAGTGCAGAATCTGATTCTGCTTTGCGGTTCGGGTACGACGGGCTGTCATGGTTTCGTTCACATGCATCCGACTATCGCTTATGAGAACGGATGGTGTGTGAAATCGTTTCAAGACCAGTTGGAAGTGCCGGTACGGACTTGGCATGGACTCGTGTATCTCACCGCAGACGGCAAATATTCATCGACAAAGGAACAATCAAATGACTGACAATATCAATCCATCGCATTACAAGGATGGCCCGTTCGAGTGCATCGAACTCAGCCGACTGCTCTCAAGCGATTGGGGCCAAGCCGTGCAGTATTGCTTCCGCTGGCAGCACAAGAACGGTGTCGAAGACCTCAAGAAGGCGCTCTGGTTCATCAATGACGCAATCACGCATAATGTGCCGTTCTTCGCCGCGTGCTGCAAACGGAACGCCGACATTCTCGAAGCTCAGGCAATCAGGCTTCTTGGCATCCTACAGGCCGAGAACTGGGCTGATCTCGAACAGTTCTGGCGGAACCTCAAGTGGGGAGACCGCGTGGACGTGCTCGAAGCCCTCACCGACAAGATCAATGAAATCGAAAAGGAAGGCAAGTAATCATGGAACATATCGTGCAGTTCGCCATCGGCATTGACGACGAGACCATTCAGAACCGTATCGAGGAACACGCTTACAGTGACGTGCTCAACAAGCTCACTAAAAACGCCGTGGACAGTGTTTTCTCGCATTCCAGCGCGTATACGCGGGACATCATGTGGGAGGGCCTGATGGGGGAAGCTTTGCAAAGTTTCCTCGAAGAACGCAAGGACGAGATTATCGACAAGGCCGCGAACATGCTTGCCGACCGGTTCCAACGGACGAAGAAATATCGGGAAGCCATGGGTGCCGTCATCGCAAAGGATGGTGAGTGATGAACCGGGACCGGGTAATCATCGTCGCGATCATCTGCATGACGATTATCTTCATCGCGTCCACCGTATCGCCAGCCGGTTCCAGCGGGAAAACCGGCGCGGGATTCCAGATGGAAACCGTCAAGACCGGTGACGTGACATGGGCGTGTTTGAAGCATGGCGGCGAATACATCGGCTGTAGCACGGTGGAGACGGTCAAATGAGTGTTTTCACAGGCAAGACCGGCTACATCGTCTGGCCGCAAGGCGATACGGGAGTTCACACATGCCGCGTGTACGAGTCTCTGGATGAAGCTGTGGGCGCGGCACATTCCAAAGCCGACTTCCACCACAGGCCGTATGACGTGCGTACCGCTTATGAGAGTCCGGTAAGAACCATCAAGACAATCAACCCAAGGAGGCACCAATGAGCGACAACCGTAACTACAGTGTGATTACGAACTTTGGATGCCACTGGCAGTGCCCGTATTGCATCGTGCGCAACACTGGAATCCAAATAGCCGAGACCCGTATGGGAGCCACCTATGACACTGTGATGGATTTGGCTGACTCCGGCAAAATGAAATTCCTCAGCTTCAGCGGTGGTGGAGACCCATTATGGGGGCTTGATATTCGCCGTGCCTACTGGTATGCGTCGATCACCCGGAGCTTGTACGAGTACGACATCGAAACCGAAATGCACACCAGTATGCCAAGCATGGTTAAGCGAATGTACAACCTGGCGCCCGCAGTCGAGTTTTCGAGAATCGTCTACCATCTGCGGAACGTCAACATGATTCGCAATCTCAACTCCATCGACGGGGAGATGATACGAGTCGTTTTCGTGGTCACACCTGATTTCACCAAGGACAAGATCGACGCGATAGTTAAAGCCGTGAAGGACAACCCGTCTGTGGACGAGTTGAGTTTCCGTCAGATGGTCAAGCCGGATTACAGCATCGACCACACTTGCGAAGACTATCTGCGCGAAGGCCATAAGAAGGAGTGGTGGTACATCACTCAAGGTGATTACAACCATTACATCGTCAACGACCGGATTTCGGACAAATACGAGGATTTTCAGGATAAGCCGTGAGGATTTGCCTGACTGGTTAATGGAAAGCGACTACAGACAAGGAGGCATCTATGAGTGACAAAGTGCGGGTAGGCGCAACCACTATCAAATTCGATGTCGTGGCGTGCGGTATGACGCAAGCGACGGCGCGTGTGAAAGTGCCTATCTATGTGGATGGTGGCGATGACATCGGCAACCACATGTCTGGGGTTGTCAGTGCGCGGGTGCCGGACGATTTCGATAAGAGGGTGGAACACGCATTGCAGGTGTTCGCGGACGCACTACAAGCATCATTCGAGGAAGAAGGAGAGTGAAATGTTGAGAAGCATTGATTTCAAAACAATGCCTTACCTGTTCACTAACAAGGCTGGTACTTGTCTGACTGTGGAGTTCGACGAGAGGGAATTGGATGACATCTACGCGCAGGTGAAAGCCATGTACGATCTGGAACCTCACCATAAGTCCGACTCTGACATGCCGACCGAACCGGGCTGGTATGTGACTCGGGATGGTGAAGACCTGTTGAGCTTCGACGGTGACGCTTGGCATATCCACAATGTCAAGTGTGATGCGCAACTGTTCGCGGACGGTGATTTGGACACGATGGATTGGAGTGTGGTCAAACGCACGTTCGACGCTGACTCGTTCCCACTGGTTTACGTCGATTTTGAAGATGTGTCTCGTGCTGAACGCCGGTTGGCTAACCTTGCCGACTTTTTACATACGCTCATTCATGAATGTGAGACAGTGCGAAACAAACCATCTTCCGACCAGCGGACGAAAGACATTGAGAATGCCGTCTGCGGGACGGGAATCAACTTCGGCAAAGACCTGCTTGCACGATTGGAAAACGGGGTGTTCGACCATGAATGTGCATGACCATATCACCGACTGGCAGCACCTGCCATCGTCATTCCTCGCTGGCAAGCGTGCGATAGCCACCACCGTTGAGGGAACCACTATCGACGGTTTCCTCCAATCGATGACCACGAAGTTCAGTAACGGCAGCGGCAGCATGGTGCAACTGTTTTTCGGGGGAGTGTTCCAGCCGGTCATCATCAGTCTCAACGGTGGTGAGAACCAACTATGCAGAGCATACGATTCGATACTTATACTCAACGAGGTGAAGCGATGAATAACCAATACGCGGTCAGCATCCGTCATATCTACACCATGCCGGATGAGACATTCAATGGATATGAACTGGTCTTATGGGGTTGGGATGTGATCGAGAACACTTGGCTTTTCCGTGCCACACGCGACTATCCGATAAGCAAGAGAGTATCAAGGGGAGATGCGTTGTGGAAGGCTCTCGGGGATGCTCAGAAATTGGCGCGGATATTCCAATGCAAGAACTATGCGACCAACGAAGAAGGAATGTGGGGGAGCCATGAATGATGTTGACGATTCTGACCATGAGCTGACCGACGAGCAGCGAGACAAGCTACGCAAGGCCATCGGAGAAATCATCGGAGACTTCACCCCTTGGATATTGTGCGTGGACACCACGCCGATAATCGGGGATTCACGAGTGTCTTATTCCTCGAACGTTTCAAGCGAGCACGCGAGTGTCTACGAGCTTATCGGACTAATGGAATCCACAAAAGCAGACTTCCTACAGTAAGGAGCAACCAATAACTGACCTTGATAAGCGCATCCGCGAATACGCGAAGTGGAGGACGGTTCTTGACTGCCTGTATCCGCATGCGTTCCCGCTTACACCAACCACTGCGCCATATCCGTTGAAGGGTGAGTGATGTTCGGACGGAAGAAGAAAAAGCAGGAGGAGCCGAAAAGTTACCTCAGATGCCCATACTGCGGTCACGCGCCGACAATTGTCACCGGCAAATGCACGTATCACAATCCACGTCATACTGTCTACCGGTATGAGTGCGACCTTAGGTGCCTTCAAGGCGAGGTGTGTCAGACTGCCGAAGCTGCGTTCGACTCGTGGGTACGCATTGTCGCCCGCTATTACGACGCGGAAAATGCTATCAGACAATTCCGCAAGGAGAGGAAATCATGAGTCTGGCTGATGTTTGCTGGAATATTTCAAGCGTGTTCATCGTCATCACATTGGGTGTGATAGCGATACTCTGCGTGCTCATGCTGTTAGGCGTATTCGTATGCATCTTCGACCATGACGATAACCACAGGAACGATAAGAACAGTAAAGGAATAACAAATGGCTACGAACGTGAGTGAAAAAGACAAGACGTTGAACGAGATCATCGACTGGTGCGAGAACCAGCGGAGGAAAATCCTTGCCGACATTGAACCAGCGCCGGGAGAGGATGCGGAAGAAGCCTATGCCGATTTGAAGTCGGTCATCCGGTCTGACAATCCGATAATCAAATATTCCAACGACCTGCTTGATGGCAGTGAGGCTTTCGTGTATGGCGTCATAATGCAAGCTCGACTGCTTGACCATATCATCGACCACTGCCGGTCCATGCTCGGCTATTCCGGCTCGATGCCTTCCGAGGTGCCTAACCAAAGCGAGGACGCGGAGGAATAGTCATGTGGTTCAAACGCAAACACAACGAATACGGGTGTCCAATGTGCGGCAGACTACCCAAAATCGTTAAGGGCTGTACACAGGAAGGGAATTACATCAAGTCGATATATCGGCTCCGATGCCCGCGAAAACACATCTCTACGAGCTGGTATGACGACCCAGCATACGCAAGCAGTCAATGGAAACAAGTCGTGGACGAATACAAGGGGAAGGATACGAAATGAGCGCTCAATACAAGGTTTGCCCACTGTTTTGGAGTGATTACGGCGGTAAGCGCACCTTGATGAATATGGGTGCGTTTGAAGAGTTGCTGAACGAGGGTTGGCAGATTCTGCGGGTGGATACCATGCCGCCAACGGAATTGCGTGATAACGCCGTCACAGCGACGAACGTCTACATCCTTGAGAGGGAGGCTAATGATGATTAGTCAATACGACAAGGACATGTGTTGCCTGTATATCGCTGAGGGGATGAGCTACATCTGGCAACAAAAAGGGGGCCAAGAGCTTTCCCGAATGCTTGAATCATTGGCCGATAGGAAGCTCATGAAGCGTGTCCATGGCGGGTATGCGATCACACTCAAGGGCCTGTTGGCAGTCAAGGCGTGGAGACTTCACCTGTTCCTGTTCCATCACCACGATGAATACAAGTACTTCAGGAGGAAGAAATGAGCAGGGCTGAAACCACCGCCATGCTGTCCAAGCTGGTCGAGAAGAGGTTGAAGAATCGCGTGAGTTATTGGGCTAGCGAGGTTAACTTCGACCTTGGAACACCACGGAACAGGCGCATCGACTACATCGGATTCAAGCCTTTCACGCCCGGCTACGTGCTCGAACCAAGCAGTGTGGAACTAGGCACTTTCTCCTGCTATGAAATCAAGTCATGCATGGCTGATTTCAAATCGGGTCACGGGCTGACGTTCTACGGTGACGAAAACTATCTAGTCACCACGCCTGAGCTTGCGGATGAACTGCGTGTGAGCCATCAGATTCCGCGAGACATCGACCAAGTGTTGGTGCCCACGGCCAAAGGGGACAAGCTCAGATGCCTGTACGACGTGTCCTATGGAGACAAGCGGAATAGCTACAGGCGGCGTCCGGCGAGTGAAATGCTGTACGCCATGATCGAAGCGAACGGAAAGAGGACGAATTGAGCATCGCAGAGGATGAAGCCGAAAAGGTGTACCCGACCGAGTACTGGAATGACGGTTCGGGCTGTAAGAAGGTTTTCGCTGCCAATACTGACGATTTGCAGGAAGCCTATATTCGAGGCCGCGAAGCGCCACCGTCTGACGTTGAGGTGGAGGCCGTGGCAAAACGCTTGCTATGGCGAAGTTGCAAGAAGTGGGATGGTGTCGAAAGTGACTGTGCGGCGAAAGACGAGGACGACGCATGGGATTACGCGGGGCAAATCTGCGGCTATCAGGAAGACTACATCGAGCGGGCGAAAGAAGTACTCGAAGTGGCACGTAAGGCGGTGACGGAATGAAGGCTGTTTTGATTGTTTTGTGGAAGTCGGTGGATTGATGATCGAAGAACCTACCGCCGACGAGATCATGAAAATGTTCGCGGTTGACATAGCGGTTCTTCGTCGTGGTAGGCGCAAGCCGTCTGAGAAGCCGCCAGTCGGAAAGAAGAAGGCGAAAGCGTCGAAAAAGCCGGTCAAGCTTACTGCGGAACAGCTCGCACGGAAACGTGAGCACACGCGACAGTGGCGGATGACACACCGTGAGCAAGTCTTGGAATGCAACCGCCGATACAAGCTTGCGCATCGTCCGACATTCCACCATTTCAGCCGTGAGGAACAGGCGGCCTACGAACGCAACTACTACCTGCTTCATCCCGAGAAGAGAAAACGGAAGCGGGAGACTGTTTGAGACGTTAATCCAATACCGGTTGCAAGGTTGGGTGCAACCGGTATACTAGACATGTTCCGGCATTAATCGCACGCCTTCGGGCACCGGTGCGGAATCAACATACCATGATTTTGGAAGGCGTGCGATTGGCTGACTGCAAACTGTTGCGTTGCGGGCGTGAACGAGACGATACCAGGCAACTCTGCCCTGAATGTGAACATCGGCTCCTAGCTGACTTGGAATGGTTCACGAAGAACATCGGATTTTTGGAAACCGACAAGATGAACCGCATCAACAAGAATCATGACGCTAACGGTGGCGGGGGAGGATACTCTGATAATCCGCCGTTGAGGGAGCAAGTGTTCGACCTGCTGTATGAGGGAGACGAACGGGATGATAGCGTGTGGGGCACACTATCCGCGTTCGCTAAATGCTTAGGCGTCGAATACCTGAATCACGATCCGTTGAACGTGTTGGCGCAGCGGATAGCCGTGAAGAAAACCAAGCAAGGCGAACCCGCGTGTCTATGCTCAACGGCAACACCCGTGTACGCGCTTGAAATCCGTATTGCACGCGACAAATGCCAGCGCCTGTTGAATCAAGGCCATACGGTTAGCTTGGGCAACTGCCCCAACACTGACTGCAACATGCCGTTAAGCGCTGACGAGACGGCAAAACAAGTCAAATGCCGTGGATGCAGGAACGTTTGGAACATCAACTTTTTGAGGACACTCATGCAAGACAAGATCAAACACAGCACTTACACGGGGACTGCTTCGGACATCAGAAGCAAACTCCAACAGGCTGGATACCTCGTATCCGCGAACACGTTGAAATCATGGGCGCACAGGGGCAAGCTCACCCCGGTACGCAAGGAAGGGCGGCATCCCATCTACCGTATCGCGGACGTGTACATGCTGATGCAGCAAACCACTCCGGTTGACGATATTTGGGGACTCGTTGGAAAGGATGCAAAGTGAAAATCGACCTATCGAATCCGCCATACGCCGTCAAACTCAACGAACTCGGATTCACATACTCGTACACCGACCGTGAGGAAGGCGTCATCGTCTACACTCATGCCGAACCCAGACTGGTCGGCTCTCCATGGATTAACTGTTGGGATGACATGGAATGCATCATCGACTTCGAGGATGAGAACTGCATGAAACCATTTTCATTCACGTTCAAGAACCTTCGCAACGGCGTCAGCAAAACCATTATGGCAAGCAACCTCGCCACCGTGGAAGAGGTCATGCGTTGACCACCATCACCATCACCGACGACAATGGTCGTTCGACCACCTACCGGGTGGATGGCGAGATCAAACATTGTGTAGACCAATTCCATTCGCATGGCATGTTCGGCATCAACCTCACCGACCGCCGCCGACTCCACACACTCCAATTCACCACAGGTAAGGATGAAGCATGAAAGTCTACGTCGTCACTGCGAACGTTATGGACAGGGACGAATACAGGGATTACACGCTCAAACCGGTAGATAGGTGGTACCCGTAATTAAAAGATTCATATGATGGCTATTATCGCCTTGGTAAAAAAGAATATGCCTTTAATGGCTTTTTATAGGGGGAAGGAAGAATGAGCAAGATCAATATGACGGAAAACACCACCAGTAAATCAACGAACGAACTGTTTATGCGCGTGTTGCAAGTCGAATCACCGGAACTGTTCGACGGAAGCGACGATCAGCCGGTACGAGTAGTCGGCTACGATTATTCGCCATTCTGCGAAGCAGTCTGCGAAACCTGTGGCGATGACCCCGAAATGCTGACCATCGCATTCGAGACGAAAAGCGGCGAACGTTACAGCGAATACTACGACTATTTTGGACTGCCGAACATTTTGGAAGCATTGGGTAAATGGGATAAGCAGTATGGGATGGATAATGAAATAGGGCGGTGTTAAGGATGAAGTGGTTCACTAGTGACTTGCATTTCGCGCATCCGTTCGTGGCCGCGCTGCGCGGATACGCGCTACCCGGATACGCTAAGGATGCATCGATCAAACAACAAGCCGAACATGAGCATAAGCCGCTCAAGAACTGTGTTGACTGGCGGAAGCATGATGCCGACATCATCCGAAGCATCAACACGTATGTTGGCGAGGAAGACGAACTCTACATCCTCGGAGACATCAGTTCCGGTGGTACGTGGAGCGTAGACCAAGCGATAATGCGCATCCAAAACCTGCATGTACCACGCAAGAACAGGCATCTGATTCTCGGCAACCACGAACTGCACAGTTCCAGCCGCACGCTGGAAAAGTTGGCAAGCGTGTTCGGGGAAGTCGGACAAGTCGGATTAACCGACATCACAAGCGGAGACGGAACCCGAACATATCCAGTATTGCTAAGCCACTACCAATGGCGTGAAGACTTCACGCAAAGCAAACCACTAGGCGCAGTCTCAACCAATTGGAACGCGCCGGAATTAGCCGAATACGCGATACCACGCATGAACAACACTTTGCTCCTGCATGGTCATACGCACGCGCATGACCCGCTTGAGTTCGGCAGGCATCACAATGAGATCAACGTCGGATTGGACGCATGGTGTTTCGAGCCAGTCAACGAAGCCGAATTAGTGGACAACTGGCTACAAACCGCGTTAAGCAACGTCTGAGTGGTCTACAATGGCCCTGTTAACAACAAATGCGTTTAGCGAGTGTTCGCCAAACGTTGGAAACCGGCTTCATCATCCTCGGGATAACGGAACCGCGCTTCGATACCCTGCGATTCAAGGATCGCGGCTATCTCCCTGCTGCGGGCATTGACGATCGCGTAATCGCCTTTGTCCCGTCCGTAACGGTCGTAGTGTTCCTGCGAACGATAGTAGAGCAAGTCAACATGGTCAGGCGGGTTGCCTTGGACTTCCTCAATCCCGTCCACCGCATCCAACGCGGCCTCGACCGCTTCGACATGCTGCGTGAGCATACTTTCCAACCATGCCTGCACGTCTGCCGGTGGTTCCGCCTCGCCAGGCTTCTCCCAACGTTTCACCGTCAACACGGCATTGCCGAAACGGTCGGCAAGCATCTTCTGACTGATGCCGCATCGCTCCCGTGCCGCACGAAAAGCGGCCTTCGATCCAAACGTCATCAAACCTCCAGACAATCATGAAAACACGGAAAACGTCGGCTCCAGCATGAAAAACACGCTGGAACCGGCAGAACAACGATTTTCAGCGGAATACGTCACGCCTTGACGCAATCGAACACCAGCAAATCGGAATCATCGGAATCCGTTCCGATCTTGGAGTCAAGACGCCACCCGTTTTCCTCAAGACACCGTTTGATGTCCTCCGTCCAATCATCCGCCTCCACGTCGGACGGGGTGAACTCCAAGTCGTCCACAATCTCCCTATCCTCATGGAAATCGATGAAGTAATCGTAGATGCGGATATGGAACGTCGAATCCACGTCAAGCGGGTTCCTGAGCACCGCATTGTTCGGCTCCATCACGTCGATGTAGGCGTTGTGGGCTTCGATGCGCTCGGTCCATCCGATGATGGTTTCAGGATCGTTCAGGTCGATGAACCAGTCCATGAGCTGTTCGGTGGTCAACGTGTCTGAGTAAGCCGAAAGCTCTTCGTACAGCTTGTCGTAATCGGATTGCGTGGACTCCTCGTCAGCGACGAGCCGCTCATACTTGGCACGGAGCCGTTCGGACGGGATGCAAAGCCATGCGTCTTCGGTTTCGCCGTCCTTGTCGAGCTGGCAGTCATAGACGCGCTTTCGTAATTCCGACTTCGGGAACTCCAGTGCGAATGTGCCAGTCTCATTCCACTTGTGGCCTCTGGTTTTTTCGATACGAATGGTAATCATTTCAATATCCTTGTGATTGTGGGGATGCCTTGATGCTTCCCGTTTGTTGCTAACTACAATATATGTTACCAAAGGTAACATTTCAAGTCGGGCGTGTTGTGGAAATCAATCCTCCTTGCCCAGGTAATCCTGCAATCCGTCGCCAGCTTTGCCATTCAGCCCGCGACGGGACATGTCGTAATAGTCGAGCATCTGCGGACTGTTCCACCCGCCTGCGGCCATGATGTCCCTGTCCGGCACGCCAGCGTCACGGGAGAGCGTGCAGAACGTCCTCCGCAATGAATGCGGCGAAATATCCGGCACGCCCACGCGCAATGCCACGGACGATACGATGCCCACGGCGGTCTGCTGCCGCAGACGCGCGCCGGAATCCTCACGGAACACCGCACCACGCCTACGTTCGCCAATGAGTCGTGCGAGAGCTTCGGCCGCATCGGAGGGAATGGCCACACGCTGAGACCAGTCGCCCTTGCGGTCGAACCGCACCCACGGACGCCCGTCATCCAGATGACAGTCTTCGACATCCAACCCAAGCGCCTCACCAACCCTCGCACCGGTCAACAGCAGCAGACTGCACAGGGCATCCGTCCGCGCACCCATACCACGCGCTTCGTCCAGAAAAAGCCTAGCCTGCTCGCGGGTGAGGTACGTGCCATCCGAATGACCGTACAGTTTCGGCCTACGCACATGCTCGCCCGGATCGCAGTCGATATACCCCTCCTCGCAGAGATAGCGGTAGAGGCAGCACACGACGCTCAGATTCTTGCACACCGTGTTTTTCGCTGCTGGCCGCATGCTGCCGTTATAGGCGGCGAACACCTCGATATGAGTGCGCTTCGCCCGCAGCATGTCGATGCCGTTATCCGCACACCATCGGAGCCATCGCGATACGACGCTCCGATACTGCGCCCTTGTACCCGGCGTCAGGCCGGCGAGAAAACCGGCGATCATGTCGCTCACCGTTTCCATATGCGCACCGTCTCCTTGCAGATCAAAGGCTTGTCGGCAGGACCCTTCACGAACGGCGGTATCCACTGGCGGCGGCGCAGCGAATGGTCCGGCCCATACGCCTGATTACGCCAAAAACCACGCACGATAAAACGATGGGTGTATTCGCGTCGCACTTGTTCGTCATTGTCGGAGCTTTCACCTGGACGATGCAGATTCTCACGCAGCACCAGCATCTTGACCTTGCGGATTTCCGGGTCGAAACGCTGCGGCAGCGGATGCGCCATATCGGGTTTCGCCGGTTTCGCCTCGCAGATATGCGGTTCCGCGCTCAACGCCCACACCGCGCGCAGCAGATCGCCGAACCATCGGAAACCGCCGACATGCTCATTGAAAATGCCGTTGGCGAATCTGATGACCGGCAGTGAGAATGATTTCGCGTCGCATTCCTTCAGAGCGCATGGATGGTCCGTGAATCCCATCAATTCGATATCGCCGTTGCCGTCGCATTGCCAGAAGAGCGCCGACACATGGGCGTCTCCGACCTTCCTTCCCGTCGCGTCGTCGGTCACGGGGAATCTGACCATTTGGACATCCCCGTCGAAGAAGATAAGCCCGCTTTGCGCCGGCGCTTCCGATTTCGGGAAATCACCTGCCCGGACGGTATCTTCCGCCAGCGCCGTCATGTCCCGGCTGATCCACCAAAGCTGCGCGACGGCGAGATTATCAGCGAAATTCCAAGCCGCTTCCATGCTCCGCTCGTATTGCGAGTGCGCAGCCATCTCCTTCTTTAATGCGACCCGCTCGTATTCCGCGAGTTTGTCGCGGATCAGCGGAAGGTGCGATGGGATGAGGCGAAGCCGTCTGTTCCTACTGCGCGTCATGTCAGTCAGCATCCCCAAGACGGTCGAAAACCTTGTCATACGCTTTCGTCACGCATTCCAAACCCATGCGATACGCGCTCACGCGATCATGGTCAGACTCCGCCATGCGACGCTGCCAATCATGCGGGAACGCCACGCTCAACAACGTCTCCCGCACGTCCGGTTTGACAACCTCGATTTTCTGCGGGAACATCGCATCAAAAGTGAGGACACACAAGGCGTAAGCCACCTGCAACGTTCGGTCAGACACGTAGCGGAAAGACTGTTCCGCCACGCGGTCAATCTCTTCCATAGACCACGGAACGGTAGCCGCCAACTTCGCGTACTCTTCCGCATCCTCATAATCCAAGCCGCCATTCATCGAATTGTCCTGAACCGTATCCACCAGGTATTCGTACAGTTCACCGATGATGCCCGCCGTGGAATGAACGAACACAGGCTCAAAATCAATAAAATAACTGCCGAACCACAGGCCGCAGACATGACCCACATAGCCGGTAAGCTCACGCGGCAGCATATTCACGTCAATCATCACAACACCTCGATTTCGTCACGCCACGACAACATGTCGCGCGTAATCAAATCCCCGGACGACACTTGCACGTAAAGCCACGCACGATAACCAAACCGTGCAGCACGATCACGTTCCAGCCACGCGGCAAACCATTCCACCCACAACGAAACAGGCGAACGATACCGCCACAACTCACGGTTCGACTCACGGTCAAAACGCGAAAACTGATAAACCATCATGCCGAAACCTCCTCACCACTCCAAAACCTTGCTGCCATCGACAAGCACATACGAGCCGCCGTCACCATTGCCCGACACGGACGCATCCCACATGCACACATGCTGATAGGCGGAACCACCATCGACCGCGACGGAACCATCCTCGACGAAACAAGCCGGAATATCCGCCCACGAGAACGCGGAAGCGACGGAACCGGGATTGTCACGACGCCACGCATTCCAAGACTCAACAGTCTCAGCCGACGCGCTACCCAACGCCCGGGCCTGATCCACGGCATCCAAATGGCCGACGACACCGACGACGGCGACAAGCACGAAAACAAGAAAAACATTGCGAATCTTACTGAACATGGTTTGCTTCTTTCCGGCAAACCACATACACTATGGTTTGCCTGATTATTTTTGATAGAGGTAATTAAGGCGCCGCCACCGCTCAGAACAGTGGCGGCAAATTCTTTTATGCGGCAAGCTTGAGATTATGGCTTGCGAGATAGTCGGCTATATCCTGTTCCAGCCGCGTATCAACGTCCGTGTAATAGTCGCGGTATGCGATCACACCACCGGTACCGTCGAACGCGACATACGCCACACGACGGCCTTTGGAATCACGGAAGCCACGAGGCTTATGTTTGAACCCGCCGAACACGTCGGCTAGTTCCTTGACCGACTTGCCGCCAGGAATCACCACCTTGCGCACTATGATCGCGCTGGACGTGGCAACCACCTCATGAGGCTCGGTCTGCGGCGGAACCTCGGGAATATCAGCCGTGACAGGCTCAGGCTCAACAACCTCAACCGCAGCCGATCCAGCCGGGGCGAAAGAACGCAACGCGCGGATAAACGCCGCCGACTCACGGTCAGACGAAACAAAATCCTCACGATAAGCGTTGAACGCCTCAAGAACACCACGCGGATACTCCTGATTGTCGAAAGCGTCGATATCGCTCCCGTAATCGATGGAATGGCCGTTGCCGTCAGCATCGTAGAGAACACCGTAGATCCTATCGAACTCACGTGCGAACTCGACAATGGTATGCCCGCCAAGCTCACTCATGGGCTGCTGTGGCTGTGAAACAGGCTCAGACGCAACCGGTTCCGGCTCAGCCTCAGGCTTGACCGGTTCCGGCTGCTCAGGCTGCTCAGGCTCGGGCTGCTCAGGCTCAGGCTTGATCGGCTCACGCTTAGAACGCTTAGACTTGGAACGCTTAGGCTTAGACGTGATGGAATCAACGAACACCCAGTCGGGCGCGTCAACAAGTCCAAACACCGGCTTGATCTTGGGCGCGTCCGGGCGGAACGTACCAACCGGATTAACCTCACCGCCCGCAAAATCACATGCGGCACCACACATAGGCATGAGAAGATACCCCTCACCGCCCAGCCCAGTCGTCTCAAACGGGTTATCAACGTCAACCACCGGACCGATCCAAACACCGGCATATCCCGTGGAAGCCAGAAACTCAACGGACTTACCCAAAGCGGCAACCCTCGTCAACAGTTCGGACACATACGTCGGATTCAAGTAAAACGACGTGACAGTTTCACCCGAACTCGCACCCACGCAGCCAACGCCCGGCAGCTGATAGGACATTCCAAGCTTGTTAGTTACCGCGACACCATTGGCCGCCATGGAAAAACACAGAGGGTCATAACGATCCGTCTTAAGCTTTGCCACAACGTCCTTGAGCTGTTTCACATCGCAGACGAAACCACGGCCATAGCCGTTATCATCACGCCCCTTGCAAGTCCAGCAACGCGCGATAGCCTCACTTGGGAACTCGCCGTCAGACACGGCAGACATGAAAACATTCCACCCGGCAACCATGCAGCCAACCGAAACGGCACCGCCGTAGTCGTCCTTGCGGTATTCCAAGCGTAGACCGCCGATTGTTTTGTCCGCGAACAGTTTCAGGAATTTGGCACGTGCGAAACAATCGAAACCCTTACCGCCGTCACGTTCGATAACGGCACCACGAACACACGCCACGGCCATACGGAAACGATCAGTGGACTGCAAGCGCAACATGCCGCCCGCAACATCCATGTCAACCGCAGTCAGCACAGGCCGCAGCTCCTCCTTGGAAACACACGGCTCAACCAGCTTGAAAGCGCGCGCGAACTCACCCGAATCCATGGTCACGGCGAACAGCGGATCAACTTGACCACACTTAGCACGAACACCAAACGAATCGTATTGGTCATCACATGCCGCGCCCTCACAGTCGTAGCCGCTCCCATCGGCAAACCTGACATGCATCATGACGTGGTGCCCGATCTCTTTGCCGTCAGCATCCCTTTCAACCGGCAACAGCTCGCAATCCACAGCGCTCAACCCGCCGTGTGCCTCAGCCAACTCAAGCACACTACGCAACACGTCGGCCTCAACCGTAACGGGTGCCCCGGCGAACGATACGCCCGTAGGCCAATCAAACCACGCCGCGCCCGCGCCCATAACCTCAATGCCCTCACGGAACACTGACACTTGATCGGCCTTGAACCGCACGGCAACATTCTTGAAGAACTTAGAGAAAACAAGATTACGCATGATAAACCCCTTAAAAAGAAAAACGTTGAAAACAAAGGGCGTGACACAATCGCCACGCCCTGGGATTAAACAAACAGACTGAATGAATCAGACACCCGCACGCCTAAGTGCAGCGGCCTCAGCCTTGAAGAACGCCGCGAAAGCGTCGCCTATGGACGCATAAAACACGCCATCAACACGCCAGCCGTCATAACCGTCGAAAAGATCGGCAAGCTCAGCGCGCATAAGCGGCAACGCCTCACGACGCGACATCGCGCTACGATGCCAATTATTGTCGAAATGATCCGCAGCAACCCAAGCGTCGCGTTCCTTACGCGAGTCAAAAGACAACAGGCTGCAATACGGCTCACCCTCAAAATTGGTAACGCCGACACCAAACTGCCAATACCCGGCATAAAAGTGGATACTCATAACACACACTCCATTCGTGCAAAAAGATTGATCGATTGATGGGCGTGATTGATAGGCTCACGCCCGAAAGCCTGGAACAAGTCAGCGCATACGCTTGCAATAGGATTCAAGCCACGCTACACACGACTCATCACCTGGAACCTGGTGCACCCCAAGCCACTGTTCTGCGGTGACCACGGCGTAGCGTCTACCTAGGCTGCCGTCACGCCTAACGTTCCGGCTGACCACATACACCACGCCATCAATCCACCTGACAGCGACGTTATTCCATGCCACCACACAAGGCTCAAGACCATGCTCACGGCCAAAATTCCACGCCCTATTACGCCGGCTGACCTGATCGGAACACCTATCCTTGAACCATTGCACAAGATTGTCATAGGCAAACATGCTGCACCTCACTCCGCAAGCAGTTCGGAAACCGCGTTGTCAAACTCTTCGGAGAACAGCCAAGTACGGTAGAAAACCTCAAGTTCTTCAGAATTATCAAGGGGCGCGTCGTATGCGTAATCGCTAGCGACGAACCTATCCCAATCATCCGAGAACATGACGTTCTGCATATTCTCGGAACTCTTGCTGGCGTTGCACGTCCAGGAACCGTTATCGTTGCCGGTAACCGGAAGCTCAACGTCGTCATACCGATCCCAGCACCATTGGTAGGTCGGCGTAATGCCGTCCGCATAATCCTTAAGGGTTTCGACAATTTCATCCCGCAAGTCGGAACGATATGCCGCTGCAAAAGTGTTTTCGTCACACATTTTTAATACTCCATTCCAGCCCCCTTGCTAAAATGAGAGGGCTCTAGTCAGATTGGTTAATGATTACTGAGCAATCGAGCCGGATAGTTGCAGCTATCCGGCTCTACTCATTCGTGGGCTAGACGTGCCATAAAGACTACGCTAGCCCTGTGGCGGATCACTCCGCCGAAGACTTAGAATCAGAATCAAGCAATTTGCGCGGATTAGCGATCTTGAGAGCATCGCACAATCGCAGTGCAGTATCAAGCGACACCGCCCGAACATTGCGTTTACCTGTCTCAATCTGCGCAATCTCGACATGATGCACGCCACTACGTTGCGCTAACTCACGTTGCGTTAGACCGCGCTTCATCCTTAATTCTTTCAAACTCATGGCCTTACTCCTAACTTGGATTAAGGCCATCGTAGACCACTCAGACAGCGCGGGGCAATTCCATGCCGGACACCGCGCCACACGTTGCGACTCCTTGACGTTTCAGCCGTCCGGTCCTTGAGGGTGAGACCCCGGCCCGCTGCGTTACGCCATATCCTCATCACGTCCGCTCTTCAATTATCAAACATCCATGCCGCCGTTTCTGTGGGGCTTCCGGGTTGCCGTCCCGGCCTTGCGTCTCTGTGGCTCGCACCTCCTTCGTTTGGTTTCGTTTTGCTTGATGGCTCTCACTATACAAGCTATCCAGTCAGATAGCAAGTCAAGACAACACGGACACCACATAAACCATTGGAAACACTAGCGTTCGTCGGCGTGTCGCAACCACACGACGGCGGCAAAAAGACGGCGGGCGCCACAGCCACGGCCGCGCCGCGCCACG